GTCGAGATCATCACCTATCCGGCCAAGAAAACGATTAGCTTAGTCATTCTAGTAGGCCAGAGGCGCGAAGACTGGTTGCACCACCTCGCGCATATTGAAGCCTTTGGTCGCGAGCGCGACTGTCAGACAATCGAGGCATGGGGAAGGCCGGGATGGGAGCGTGTGCTTCCTGACTGGACGAAGACCCATATCCTTTTGGAGAAAGATTTATGAGCACTGGTAGCGGACGAAACACTCCCATCGAGACCAGAACTATCTCAGGACCGCCCGCGTTTCAGCAACCCTTCTTGCAACGGGGGTTCGAGGCGGCGCAAAGAGACATTCTGGATCGGCCGACACAGTTTTTCCCTGGCACGACTGTAGCGCCATTCAGTCCAGAAACGGCAACCTCACTGAACCTGGCGACGACCCGAGCGTTGGCAGGCTCGCCGCTCCAGCAGGCAGGTCTGGCCCATGCGCAGGACGTCATCGGGGGCGGCTTTACCGGTCTGGAAAACCCTGCTTACCAAGCTATGGTCGACCGTGCTGTACGGCCACTGACGCGGCAGTTTGAAGATGTTGCTCTACCGGGTGTTCGCGGGGCGTTTTCGGCAGCTGGCCGAGGCGGCTCCAACATCGCCAGTGCGACGGCATTGGGCAATGTCGCCGAGGACTACCTGAGTTCGGTTGGCGACGTTTCGGCGCAGCTGGCCTATCCGACCTATGCGCAGGAACGCGCAACCCAGGATCAATTTGCTGGCATGGCACCACAACTCGCTCAAGCGGATTACAGCGACATCGCCACTCTGGGCGGCGTGGGTGCGACACGCGAGAGCCTTCTGGCGGCGCAGGCAGCTGAACAAGCGGCGCGCTTCGGATATCAGCAGGCAGAGCCTACCCAGCGTATCGGTCAGTATCTCGCAGCGGTTGGCGGCGGTGGCCTTGGCAGTCAACAAACATCACTCCAGCCGCAGCAGGCCGCGAACCCGCTTCTGGGATTGCTCGGCGGTGCGGCAGTCGGTGGATCGATCTCACCGACTTTGCCGTTTGTTGGCGGCGGTGCAGCGCTTGGCGCTCTGAGCACATTGGTATGAGGGCAAATTGATGGCATATAACACAAAAGGAACAGCGACTCCCTGGTATCGACAACCCGCGTTTTTGGGGGGTCTTGGACATGCTGGTGCCGGTCTGCTCGCTGCGGGTCAACCTGGCCCAGTCGGCCAACGCCCAAGCATAATGGCGCGAACTATGGCGGGCCTTCCGGGTGCAATGCAAGCGGCTGGGGCGACCGAGATGCAGAGGCGGCTGTATGAGCAGCAGGTGGCCGCAGGTGAACGGGCGGCAGCGCTTGCCCCGTTACAGACGCAGGCGTTGAAGCAGGGGATTGCAACAAGAGACAGAGCAGCAGAAGAAGCAGAGCGCGTGCGAAGGCAGCGAGAAGGATTACGGGAACTTTATGGCGGATACGGAGGACCAACAACTACTGATCTTGGAACGAGGGGGCCAGCCGCGACACTTGCACGGATTGGCGAATTAGCTCCAGAGGCGGTTATGGAGGCCCAGCTCAGGGAGTGGACGAGGGCACCCACGACGCCGAAACCTCAAGCCGTCATGGATTGGACTGATCCAAAAAACCCAACCCCGCGTATTGTGAGTGCGCAAGAGGCAATAAGTAACCGGAACTATCGACCATTTCCGTCAGGGCTGAAAATGCAGTCAGATGGTAAGGGTGGGTTTACACTTGCAACCGGCACTGCCACGTTGGGCGAGCTTGCCAAGCCAACGAAAGGTGTCGTCGAGAAGAAGGTACTATCGACGAGTGACACGCTGAACCTCTTGAGCCGGGCACAGTCTCAGTACCAGCCCAAGTTCCACCAGCTCGGTTATAGATGGAGCGCTATGAAGACGGCTTGGCAAGAGAAAGCTGGTGGCCTTCTCGGGCAACCCTCGCGTGAAGATATGCAGACACTCTTTGAATACTCTCAATACCGGGCCACTACCGGTGCCAATTTTACCGCCATCCTGAAAGACCTATCGGGTGTTGCGGTCAACCCAACTGAGTATAAACGAGCTGAGATATTCATCCCGCACACTGGCACTGGATTGTTTGATGGTGACTCGCCCTCGCAGGTCGAAGCCAAGCGCCAAAACATGATCGAATTTACCAGAAACGCTTTGCGTAAATACAACTATGTGCGGCGTCGTGGTTTGGATTGGACTGATGATGACAGAGATTACATCGCCGAGATGCCTCAGATATTCCAAAAGCGAGGCGAAGAGCTGTTCATTAAATACACAGGACAAGGACTTTCCGATGACGCTGCCAAGGCGAAAGTTAGGAAAACGCTGCTCGAAGAGTTTGGAGTTTAGATGTCTGATATCAACTGGGCTGAAGAAATAGAAAAGCGCACGCCGCGAGCAGTGCAGCCAGCAGCACAGGCTGGCTCTGGTGTCGATTGGGCCAAAGAAGTTGCTGAGACGATTGAGCCGCAGCCTACCACCTACACCGGCGTGCCGGTGCATGCGAAGCGGGGCACCGAGGGGGCGGCTGATATCTCAGACGTTGCCATTGCCTCGCTGGCTGAGGACGCTAACGCCAGGATGAATTGGTACTCAAAAAAGATGAAGATCGACCGTTCGCGCTTCGGTATGCATCGCGGCAAGATCGTCTACCTCGACAACGACGGGCAACTCCAGGCGGTTGCACCTGGTATCGCCCGCGCAATTGCCAAGGGCACCGGGCCATCATTCCCGGCTGTTGCCGGTGCAGTCGGCATGGTCGCAGGCGCGCCACTCGGGCCAGCAGGACTAGCAGCAGGTGGCCTTGCTGGCGCTGGCACCGGCCAGTTTATCAGGGATGTTGCAGCCAGAAAGTTGATGGATCAGCCGATGTCTGCGTGGCGGGTGACCCGCGAGGCCTCGCTCGACTTCGTTGCCACTGTATCCGGGTTGTTTATTGGCAAGGGGATGTCGAAGGTGGCAGCAACGAGGGCCGGTCAAGAACTTGGCCGGATCATGGATCAGGCAACGAGTAGCAGTGTCACTGCGATGAAGGAAGCGCTGGCGTCGGTCAATGCCAAGTATGGCACCAAGATCAAACTGACACCGGCAGAGATAACCAACCTCGCCAAGCTCAGAGCACAGCAGTCGGGACTGGAAGCGAAGCCAGAGCATGCTCAGATACTGGAGGACTTCTATGCCGAGCGCGGCGTCCAGACCGGACAGGCAGTCCAAAGTCTCGCGGAAAGCATTTCACCAAGAACCAGTATCGACACAGCTGGTGAAGCCCTTGCCGCTACGTCAAGAGATGCACTGGCAGCAATCAAACAACGCCGCGTCACAGAAGGCAGTCCTTTTTACAAACAGGCCATCAGGGAACATCGCCGACTTGTAAGGAAGGGCGAGCGTGAGCCAATAGACATCGGGCCTGCAATCAAAGAACTTGATGATGTCTTGAAGATATTTCCCGGCTCAAAGGACATCATCGAGAACGTCCGCAGCATGATGGGCGAGGTAGTGAAGCGCGGCAAGACCGAGCGTTTCATTCCACATACCGATATGGAAGTAATTCAGAACGGCGTCAAGGAGCAGCTTGATGATCAGGTCGGTATGTTGATCCGGCAGGGCAAAAACAAGCTCGCCAATCGCTTGCTTGATGTGCAGAAGACGCTGCTCAAATCACTTGATGCGAGATCGCCAAAATATGCCGAGGCTCGCAAAGTCTGGGGTGATCTAAGCCGCGATGTCGATTACACCGAGGGCGGCATCCTGCCGTTGCTGGCAAACAAGGGCAGCAAAGACTTTGAATATATGGGTTCGAAGTTTTTGAGTGGTGCCAGCCCGGCAGAGATCACGCGGGCACGAAAGCATATTATGGATGTCACAGGTGGTGAAGACGTGTGGAACTCAGTAGTGCGCGGCTTTATTGAACAACAGTGGGAGGTAGCCGGTCGCATCTTCAAGTCAAACATCCCCCGTGTCTCGATGCAGAAAGCAGCAGCACCGGCATCTCTGTGGGCAGCATTGGTCGGTAACGGCAAACAGTATGCCAGAGTGAAAGCAGCGCTATCACCTAATCAAGCTGAAGCGTTCGACAATCTGATGAAGGTCTTTGAGGCAACGGGCCGTGCCACCAACTACAATTCGACAACACCGGCGCAGTTGCAGGGACAGAAAATGCTGGAAAAAGGCGGTGGTGCCAAGACGGTCATCAAAACACTCTTCAATCCGTTCGGCGCTTTGAAACGACTCGAAGCTGGCTTTGATGAAATGATGAAAAATATAAACTTTGATGTACTGGTTCGTACCATCACCTCAACCGACAGCGTCGAAGAGCTACTAAAGATTAGCAGTCAAGCAACACCCCGCGATAAATATGCACTGATTGTTATGAAGGCTATTAACCTGGCGCGGGCAAATATCATGGGTGGGCCAAAAGGCGAAGACGTCCTGCCCGCTGGCTTCGACCCTAACTTGCCCGCACAGCAGGAGCAACAACAATGAAACGACTCCTACTCCCATCGTTGATCGTGCTTGCCCTCGCGGCAGGTTGGTCATTCGCAGCCGAAATAAAGACGCTCGACACGACCGATGCAAGCAACACCGGATCAGTGATGGGCCTGACAAATTCGACGGCCCCGAGCGCGGTGGATGATCGTTGGCGTGCCTTCCAAGGCGCTCTTGGTCGCTACATCGCAGACCAGGCATCCGGCTTAACTGTCAGCAGCACCAGTTCGACCGCGTATTCGGTTACCGGCAACGATGCCACCACCGCGCTGCTCGATGGTCGTCTTCTGATTGTTGAGATGACGCCGACCAACAGCGCTGTTAGCCCGACTTTGAATGTGAACAACACAGGCGCTAAAGAATTGCGCTTCGATGTGGGAACGAGTTTAGCGGCGGGCGCTATTGCCGCTGGTGAGCGCATCATTGTTTCCTACGATTCCGCAAATAATATTTGGCAAGTTTTGTCCGGTGCGGCAACTGCTAGTGGTTATAGCGATCCATTGACGACGCGTGGCGATATCCTCACTCGTGGGGCCTCGGCGACGCAGCGCGTTGCAATTGGTGCGAGCGGCAGCGTCGCCATGTCAAACGGAACAGACACAGTGTTTGCAAGCATCGTTTCGGATAGCATCTCAACGGGGGCGGTTGAGGTTGGCAAGATTGCAGATGGAACAGATGGCTATTTGTTGACGTGGAGTGCTGCTGGCGTTGCCACCACGGTCACGGCGGGGGCGGCAACTCAAGTGCTGACATCAAACGGCAGCGGGGCTGTGCCAACCTGGCAAGCGGCGTCTGCCGGTGTCACTGGCTGCGGGTTCGTGAGTAGGTCATCCCCATCGGGGGTCGCGACAGTGGACTTCAAAGACCTGACCTTCGACAACTATCGATTCATCGTCAACCTCGTGCCAGTCACGGATAACGTCGTTTTACGATTGCGAGTTGACACCGACAATGGCGATTCCTTCGATGCTGGGAGCAATTATAACTGGGGGGGATACTATGTTTCTGAGGCCGCTAGTCAGACTCTTCGTGGTGGTTCGTCCTCAGATCACATCGAACTTGCCGATGGTCTTGGCAGCGGTGCAACTGAAGGTATCTCCATCGTTTTACAAATGTTGGGACGCAACGTCGTGGCTATCAGTCAATATTTCACGTTCATCCGGGCGTTCACGCATGAAAGCGGCGTTCTGCGTGGTGGCGTAGGAACAGGAATGTGGGACAGAAGTCTATCAGGTGACACAAGTAACGACGTCGACGCTGTTCAATTCTCGTTCTCCAGCGGCAACATCGAGAGTGGGACGATTGACATGTTCGGCTGCGTGAACAGCTAGGAGAGGCACATGCGTGGTTTGCTTTTCATCCTTGTGATAATGGCGTTAGCAACGCCTGCATCGGCAAGAGACAAGATGGTCAACGGAGTTGTCCGTTCGATGACTTTGGCGGAAGAGGCCCTGCGGGATTTGGACGAGGCCGCGCACGCCGCCAAAGCCCCACGTTTTGTGGTTTCATTTGACGCCTTCGAATCGCGCTTCACGACTGAAGAATGGGATGCGACCACGGATTTTGTTTATGCGGTGAGCGTGGACACCGGCGTTCCGCTGCGGCGGGCGCTGTTGCAAAAGCACAGCCGGGCCATCGCAAGGAACTCCGTCGATCTGCACGACGACAAGACTGCGAATTTTATGGCGGCGCTCGTGGATGGGGAGGTGATAAGCCAGGCGAGATCAGATCAGATTCTTGATCCTTCACAAAGTTCGCCGTGATGGCGCTCTCGCGGAAACAGAACATCACCATAACCGCGGTCTTTACCTTCGTTGCTTTGACGGGTGGTGCCATCCTGGGGTGGGAAAGAATCGATGGCGTACTGCATGGAAGCTTGGCGCTAGCGTCTGAAGTCGAGCAGGTTAAACGTACAACAGTCCAAAATCGTCAGTTTGCTGGCGAGAACCGGTTGAATCTTCTGAACATCATGCTCGACCGCAAGCATGAGCTGCTTGCCAGGATCAACTTGGCTATCTCGGTAGACGGTTCCAATCCTGCCCTACGCGCCTCGAAGCAAGACATCGAGTCTGCGATCCGCCAGATCGTGGGCAGCATTGCTGTGCTCGCGGGTGAAAATTGAAGTACTTTCTTTTTGCAGGTTTGGCTTTTTTGGCCGGATGCGCCACAGCCGAACCGCAAAAGACAACACGCGCTCTGGCCGCGTTACAAAGCTGTGGCTCAACCGAGCTGATAGACGAAAATCTGGCCGCGCAATATCAGGAGAAACGTGCCGAAATCGGTCTGATGCAGGATGGCAACACGCTCGTGACTCTCTACACGTCGGGAAACGGCAAGACATGGACGATAGTCCTGACCACGCCTAACCGCATCAGTTGTCTCCATCTGGCTGGATATCACTGGGCCGACGCAGCGAACTGATGGACACGGACACGGCGGCTCTGACGCTTCGCCTTTTAATTACGGTCGGAGGCGCGATAATTGCATTACTGGGCGCTTGGTTTGCCGTGAAACATGGTCTCAAGGAGGCAGTGACCCGCATCGAAAAACTTGAGAAGGCCACGGCGGATCAGGATCACACCAACGATCTCCAGTGGAGCAAGGTTGATTCACAAACAAACATCCTCACGAAAACAGAAGGGACTATGGGCGTGCGCTTCACGATGCTCGAAGCCGACATTAAGTATCTTCGCCGTGATGTTGACGAACTCAGAAAAGGCGATCTATGAGCTGGAGCAATTTCAAGCGCGTGGAATTTCAATGCCGCTGCGGCTGCAAAACGAACAAGATCAACGCCGAGTTTGTAGATCGGCTGCAAAAACTCAGGGATCGGTTCGCCAGGCCGGTGATTGTCACCAGTGGCTACAGGTGCCCCTCACACGACCGGTCAGCCAAAGTGAGGGGTGGCGGGGCACACGCTACCGGACATGCCGCTGATGTGGCTGTACGGGGCCGTGACGCGGTCGATTTCCTGAGAATCGCATTGGATTGCGGGTTCACAGGCTTCGGCATCAAGCAACACGGCGATCAACGTTTCATTCACCTGGACGATCTTCGAGGCGACTGGCCTCGCCCGATGATCTGGACATACACAGGAGACAGCACATGAACTTCGGACATCTTTCAAAAATGATAACTGGTGGCGGTGCTGGTGGCATCGCTTCAATGCTAATGGAATTTATGGGTAGCAAGGGGTTAAATCCCGCAGTGACAATGGGAGAAAACAGCGTGTCTCTAAACTCCATCATCATCATTGGTGTTGTGGGATTGGCAGTCTACTGGACGAAAAATAATTCAAAGACTGAAGACTAGTCTCTTGGAATATCAGGAATATAGAGCCAGCGCCAGATCGCTCGACATCGTTTTGTTCGGCGGCAAGGGGCGAATTTCACAAGCCATCAAATGGGCGACCGGCTCGGACAAGAGCCACATCGCCTTGACGCTTCACATACACCAACTCGCTACACTCGCCATATTCGAGTCAACAACGCTATCAGACGTGCCTGACCTGATTTCCGGCGCGGCGACCAAAGGCGTGCAACTGGTCAACATGTCCTCAAGACTGAAGACCTATGATGGCGAGGTGTGGGTTCGCCCGATCCTGGGTCCAAGGACGAGCAAGATGAAACGGGCCGCGATGAATCTTATGCGGGATTTCCACGGTCGCCCCTATGAGAAATCGCAACTCGATCTGATCCGCTCCGCGCTCGATATCCCCGGCTTTAAGATGACTCAAAATCAGGGCGACGCGTCGTCCGTGTTTTGCAGCGAGCTAAGTGCGATCATGCTGCGTGAAGTTGGGATATTGAAAGGCGGGGAACCGCCTGACGAGTTCACGCCAGCGGACTTCGCAGGCGACGACCTCAAGCTGGCGGAAGGCTACTCACTCGGTGACATCGAGCCGCTTGAGCGGCCCTCATAAGACTTTCCCCGATGACAATTTGATCTGCTGCCGCCAGCGTTTTGTCACGTCCGGTGCATCACGCATTGCGCCATCTGCACCTTGCCTCCATCACCTCTCACTTCCTTGATCTTGAAGGTCAGGAATGACCGGCAGTCACTGACGTTTTGTGATTGGTGCAGTTGATGGCGGAACGGGATGCAGGACTTGTGTGCCAGACCGTCAACGGTGAAGACCCAACAAAACAAAATGATGGCTTCGATCATGTTGTTCACTCCATGAAAAAATGTGTGACAGAAGTGTGACAGGAATGGGCCAGTTTGGTCCGTAAATACCTTTATTTGTTAAAGACCTCTTTAGTAGGGAAAACCCCCGTATCCCTTGTAAGCCTTGGGATACGGGGGTTAAAGCCGAAGAGAAAACGCTCTGGCACACATGACTGTTAATCAATTGTTCCCTTTCCAATTAGCCTTGTAAACTCAATGACTAAGCAGCTTTTCTATTTGAAGTGTGACGGAAGTGTGACAGTCCTTTGACTGTTTGCTGCTGTAACGCAACGCCGATCTGGTTTGTGATCGAAGCCGTCTCGTCGTGTCCGACGTTAGCATAGACCTCGGTCATCTTCGTCGTGGTGTGACCAAGCTCATCGCGGATCATTGGCAGATCAGCACCAGCCTGGCGCATCCAGGTTGCGTAGGTATGGCGCAGATCGTGAAACGTGAAGTCGGTAATTCCAGCTCGCCTGACAGCGTTCTCGAATGCCTTCCTAATTGAGCCAAGCGGCTTGGCCTTGTAGGTGAAGACTGGGCCAGACTTTTTAGGGGCGAGAGCTTGCAGGAAGTCGAAGATCGACTTGTTGATCTTTTTCTCGAACATCTCGCCACCCTTCTGCCTGACTGTGATCAGGCCCAAGCGAAAGTCAACCTCGGACCAATCCAGGTCTTTGCAGTTGCCGCACCGCATCCCCGTCAGCAATGCCAACATGACCACTGGCCTGATGTGGTCACCGCACGCATCAAGCAGCTTGTGTGCCTCTGACTGTGTTAGGAAACGGACACGATGCTTGGCCTCTTTCCCGACGTACTTCCGCAGCGCCTTCCAGTCGATCAGATCGGGATAGACCGGCACCTTGGCCCCCCAGAGTCTCTCGGCCATTCTCATGACCGCCCGCAGCTGCTCCCAGTGTCGGTTGATGGACGAATTTGCCAGACCCTTCGCGCGCAGGGTGCTGACCATTTTGGTGAGGTCATTGTTGCTGACCTCATGCAGCTTCTTGTTTTCGCCAAGCAGTTTGACGACCGTTAGCAGCGTGTAGCTAACACTCCTGAAGCACGGCTTACGCGACAGATGATCTTCGAAGTATCGGCGCACGACATCTTCAAGCGTATAGACGTCACGCTCGACTTTGCCAGTCAGCGTCTCAAGCAACAGCTCCTGATACAGGTTGTTTGCAATTATTTCTGCCGCTGCTTGATCACGCGTCTTGCAACTTCGTCTAATCCGATCTTCGAACCCAGGAACATTGAAATCCGTCGCCCAGACGCCACCGATTTTGCGACGTCTGACTTTGTTGCCGGTGAGTTTTGTGCTTGCCATGATGTTATCCTCGCTTTTTCAACATAATCACTGAGATCATCCTCAGTGAATTTTTGCCTCGACCCAACGAGGCGGTACTCGATCTTTCCTGACTGAACCAACGCCCGCAGCTTCTTCACTCCGATGTTCAAAAACGCTGCGGCCTCTACTGGACTGATTAGTCGTTGCATCTTCTTCCTAAATCCACAGATGAGTTCCTTCACCCAAAAACCCCGCACGGTGCGGGGTTAGAGGGAGAAGGTGGTGGTGGGTTAGTCGTGATAATCAGTGATGTGTTCAACATCGAACACGCCGCGCGCGCCGGTTGCGTCAATTTCGAGCATGTAAGCGGCGAGTCCGGGTTTTTCTCTCGCGACATAGAGAACGGTTGCGGGCTTATGGTGGCCGTCAACAATCGCCATTACCTTATCGCCTTCATTGATACTCATTTGGTAGGTCATGCGGCTTCTCCGATCTTGTGAGAGAACAGCTTGACGTTGGATGCGGGTAAGTTGTCGAGGCTATCGGTGTGGATGGCGATCCTTGTCTGGACGAAGACCTTCTCGCTGGGATGGAAGCCAGCCGGTGAGACGAGGTTCTTCTCGTTCGAGACGATGTAACTCTTGGTGCCGACCATCAGATCGGAGGCCAGCGTGGCCTGCAATCTCGCCAGATGATCTTCTTCGGACGCCCGGCGCGCCTTTTCGGAGACGGCCTCGAAGTTCTCCGGCAGCCCTGCTAGATTAGCGGCGGGGACAGGAACGTCCGTCAGATGGTCGAACATCACTGAAAGTTCGGCCTGCGCCGCCCGACTGTCTTCGAGTGTGACGTTAGACGCCGCGATGGAGTTTTCCAAATTTTCAATCTGCTTTTCAATTTTGGCTTTGATCTTGAGCATTTTTGGTTCCTCGCTATTCGCAGTGTGACCGACGCATCAAGTGCGCCTACTTAATTTTTAAAGCAATATCGATCATTGATCAAGTGCTTCTTCGCCAACAGATGGTTATGAATCTGATGTTCATTTTCTTTTCCACAGGCATACAACGCGCAGCATCAAGTAAGCTGCGGGGTTGAAAGTTGGGCTTAACTTTTTATCCCCAGAAAAGTTTAGCGGACGGGTAAATGTACCCTTTATTTGTCAAGAGCTGCTGATTAAGGTGGCCTGATGATGACTGAATTTCAGGTACTCCAGCGGGTCTTCGATCTGGTTGGATCACGGGCGGCAGTCGCCGAGATCGCCAACGTGACACCGCAGGCTGTTGCCCAATGGACACGCGTGCCAACGGCGCGTGTCTTGATGATTGAGAAGGCGCTCGATGGTGCAATTACTCGACAAGAAATGCGTCCCGACATATACCCTGATTGACGACCTATCGGGTGTGGTTGTCCTCGCTTCCGCATCTGTGGTTGCTGGCCGTGGTTCCCATGTTTGCGCATAGCCCACGGCCAGCGACCAACCCATGAAACCCTGGATTCTTGATGACATGAACAAAGCTGACACCGTTGCGATGGCTCAGTGCGATCATTGGATTGATTCCGGCATCAAACCAGCTGAGGCACTAGCCTCGCTCGGCATCGAATGGCCGCGTCGCTACGTCTCATGGGCGCATGTCAACTCCTGCCTCATGGAATTATGGCTCGACATGCGAGGCCTGCAACGATGAGCAAGATGCAGCGCGACAAAGGCGCTCGTATCGAACGGGAGATTGTCGCGCTGTTTCAGTCCTGGGGGTTAAAAGCGCTGCGCGTTCCACTCAGCGGCGCAACGACATATGCCAAAGGCGACGTTGATGTGTACCTGGCGAACCGCGATGCGCCACTGATCGCCGAAGTGAAATCACGCAAGGATGGATTCAAGCAGCTGACCAGCTGGCTCGGTGAGTTCGACATGCTGGTGGTACGGCCAAACAATGGGCCGCCGATGTTTGTCCTGCCGACCGAAACGATGCGGGAGCTGATGACACGATGAACCCCTTCGAGCGCCACGGCATCCATCGGCTCAGCGCCAGCTCGCTCAACCTCGCTCGCGCCAACACAGCTGCCTGGCTTATCCAGTACGGCTTCGACGTCAAGATGACGCCCAACCTGCCCATGATGGCGGGCAGCGTTTGCGAAAAAGCGGTCGAGCACGGCATCCGCAACCCCGACGCCAGCATTGCGGACTGCAAATCATTTGCCGAAAAAGAGTGGGGTGCCCGCACGAGGCTGACTGGATTTCCCGACGTCGCCAGGAAGGCGAAGCTTGACAACATCATCGGCTGTGGCTCAGCCCGGCGAACTTATCCCGGCATGGTCGAGAATGCCGTCAAAGAACTGCGCCAATATGGCGTGCCGACCGAGACTCAGATCAAGGTCGAAACGCAGCTCGACGGCATCCCGATCCCGATCATCGGCTTCAAGGATTTCTCTTACGACGAGCACGGCCTCGACGTCGACCTCAAAACGACCAGTCGAATGCCGACCGACATGAGCGCTGATCACCAGCTGCAAGGCGCTATCTACTGGCGGGCCAGCGGCAACCGCACGCAACGCTTTTGCTATGCGACAAAGTCCGAAGCCAAGGTGCTGGAGCTGGAGCCGTATGCTGCCAGCCAGGCCATCGTCAAGGCAACCCAGATCGCCCACACCCTGATGCGTTTGCTGTCGCTCAGCAGCGACATCGCCGAAATATGCGCCGTAGTCATTCCCGACTACTCCAATTTCAGATGGTCGCCACCAACCCGAGCCAAAGCCGAAGAAGTGTGGGCTACGATTCATCAAACCGAGCCACAATTGAGCGTGGCTTAAATGCGGGCTCAGCCCGCTCAACCAGGGAGTTCAAAATGCCACTAAATTTAGGCGGCGGTTCATTCACCCCACACATTCGCTGGATGGCCTCGACCAGTTCGTGGTCAATCTCGGTCGAAGGCAATCAACAGCCGGTCATGTGGCAGGAGTGCATCTTCGACTTCGCCAACATCAAGACCGGTCTGGGCGTGTTCTCTGAGGGCATGGCTCCAGAATGGATTTGGGACATCGTTCTTGGGCAGAGGGCAGTGCAGCCAACTGATGGGCGTGAATGGAAGCCAGGATTTCATGTCCACATGTTCAGCCCGCAATCATTCGGCGGCGACGGGCTGAGAGAGTTCGCCACGACCGGCGTAGGTGCTACGAGGGGCATCAACGTGGCCTACGAAGCATTCGAACAACAGGCCGCTGCCAACCCCGGCATGGTGCCGGTCGTCCGGTTTGATGGTGTGCGCCCACTCCGCATCGGCAAAGGCAATACAAACGAGCCCATCCTCGCCATCGCTAGGTGGGCACCACGCCCCCCAGCCCTCGACGCAGCTCTGTCAGAGGTGGCGCAGCCGGTAACGCAGCCATCGACCGTACCAGGTGCACCTGGCGGCGGTCAGTTGCCAGCACCGGTTGCGTCACAGCCTGCCCCCGTTGGGCCTGCCGCTGTGCCTGTTGCACCACCCCCAACGGCAACAGTAGCAGCACCCGCAGCACCAACGGCAGCGCCTGCCCCCGTACCGTCAACCACGCCTGAGTTTTGATCCATGAACGCGGAAATCAAGGCCCGCTGGCTGGCCGCACTCAGGTCAGGCAAATTCAAACAGGGAAGATACCGGCTGCGCAAGGGCGACCACTACTGCTGCCTCGGCGTTCTATGTGAAGTTGTCCACAAAGATATCGGCGGCTGGTGGGCCAGACCGCGTGAAAATGAAACATCGGTCTGGCCCTGCAACGACCAGACTCATGTCTTCAAGACTGAGCCGGGGGCAGGCACCAGTGCCCTGCTGCCAGAGGCGGTGGCCGAGTATGCAGGCCTCGACCCTGACCAGCTCGGCGTCAGCATCCTGCCGCATTTGATGCTGACCGATATGAACGACCAAGGAAACAATTTCGCAGAGATAGCAGACAGCATCGAGAAACATCTGTGACAATCATCATCGTTCTGATTCTGCAACTGATGGTGTTGCTGCTGCTACTGAAACTGCAAAGAGACATTCTGAAGGAGCTTCGCCGTCTCAACGATGCCCACGATCTTGATTTTCGCAAGCGCCTTTCTGACAGCACTCTGGATAGGCTCCGTAAAGCAACCTGAACCGTTGCTGCTCGCGGCACCTGACCGGCTGGCAATCACCGAACCGCAAAAAGCCGATGACTGACCGCAAAGATTACCGTGTCGAGATGAGGGTGAAAAACAACATCCTCTATGAAGCGATAATGGATGCCGGTTATGACTCCATCGCACAATTCTGTAGAGCGCACGACCTAAATGCAAATGATGTCGGGCCACTCATCAACTTCAAAAAAACACCAATCAATGAAGACGGCCAGTTCTGCATCGGGGCACAAAGAGTAGCCCTAGCCCTGCACTATCTGCCTGAAGACCTGTTTCCAGAGCAGCATCTGCATCAGGCGCTGAAGAAAAACGTGGTAACGATGAGCATGTCGCTCGATGAAATCAAGACGCTGCCAACCAGCGCCGTTGCCGCTTTGGAATATGACAACTCGCCAGAAGCCTCGATGGCATCCGCCGATCTGAAGAAGGTGCTGACTACTGCACTGGATGATCTGCGGCCACGAGATAAGTATGTGCTGGAGCGTCATTGGGGATTGGACGGAGAAGAACCCGAAACACTGGAGCAAATCGGTGAGCATCTAAACATCCATAGAGAACGTGTACGCCAAATTGAATCCAGAGCAATCAAGGTGTTGCAACATCCAAACCGCGCCGAAATGCTCAAAGTAGAATTGCGCGACGACTAAGGATGAGCCGGTTGAACCTGCCAGAGCACGATGACGACAACCCTGTGCTCCAGGCATCACTCCTATATGAGCGCAACGGACTGTCGGTCATCCCGGTGCATGAACGTGACAAGAACCCGGTCGGAAAGTGGAAGATCAGGCAGACCACCCGCAACACTGTGGCCGAGCTGACCGTCGCCTTCCGAGGCTCGGGCAGCATGCTGAACGTGGGCATCGTCACCGGCGCGATCAGCGGTGAGCTGGTGGTGCTCGATGTCGATCCGAGAGACGGCGGCAACGAGAGCTTGAGCAACCTCATCATGAATGGTCTGGAACTGCCCGACACAGTGCATTGCAAAACCGGAAGCGGTGGCGACCATTATTACTTCAAGGCACCTATCGGCACCGTGGCCCGCATCCGCAACTCTGCCAGCAGCCTCGGACCCGGCCTCGACATCAGAGCCGAGGGCGGGCAGGTCGTGGCCCCGCCATCAATCCATGCCTGCGGCAACGAGTACGCCTGGAGCGCAGGCCACGGCATCGGTGAGATCGGCATCGCCGCCATCCCGCAGCGGCTGCTCGACCTGGTGTTGCAGGAAGTTGATGATCCAGTGAACGGTGGCCTCATCCAGGCCATCAACACCACCAAGGCCGTCAGCAGCCTCGGCCTGCTCACCAACGGCCGCAAGAACTACATGGCCGAGGTGGTGGCGAAAAGCTACGCCACGCTCAGCGTGCTGCGGCTCGGCCACCCGCTCACAGAACAGGAACTGTTCGACCATTGCTGGCCGATCTACTTCGCAGGCGTCGAGGGCAGCGAGATCGAGCTGGAAGCAGGCCAGCGTGGCAAGTCTCTGATGCTTGAAAAAGTGCGCTACATTCTGACGCCGGAACGACAGGAATATTTGCAACAACAAGGATTGTCGGCCGCGATCCCCACAGGTGCGCAGCTCGGCAAGGCCGGGAGAGAAGGTCAGCTGGATGAGCCAGTGGACGCTCCCGGCCACTCTTTCCATTCGCAGCCGCTGACCAGGCTGGCGCTTGAGACACGCGGTCGCAGGCAGTACCTGGTGCCGTTCCGCCACATGCGTTCTCACATCTCGATGACGGCCGCTGCGCCGGGCGTCGGCAAATCGACCTTCGGCATTCAGGAAGCGGTCAGCGTGGCAACCGGCCTCGACTTCATGAAGCTCGGTGTTAAGCCAGAGCCAGCCAAGGTCTATATTCTGAACAACGAAGAAACGAGAGACGAGGTCGAACGCCGAATCGAGGCGACCTGCACGTTCTTCGGCGTGCCGCTCGACGGCACCGTGCTAACCAACATCTTCATCCATTCGGGCGTCGATGGCGGCAAATTCAGAGTTGCCAGGACAGTGCGTGATCAAGTTGTGGAAACGCCGGACCTGATAACACTCAAACAGCTGATCGCCGATCTCGGGATCGACCTGCTGATCATCGACCCGTTCGTGCAGTCCCACTTCGTCTCGGAAAACTCCAACGAGCAGATCAGCCAGGTCATGGTTCTGCTGCGTGAGATGGCAGGCGATGCAGCACTGCACCTTATCCACCACACACGCAAGGCACCGCCCGGCGGCACCAACACCGCAGGCAACATGGACATCGTTCGCGGTGCCGGATCAATGGCATCAGAGGCACACTTCTTCTTCACCATGACCGACATGAATAAGACCGAAGCCAGCGAGTGGGGCATCCATGAAGACGACCGCAACCTCTATCTGCGGCACGACGACGCCAAGGGCAAGTTCAGGCCACCGGAAGGTGCCAGCTGGCTCGAACGCACAGCGCAGACAATGCCCTACGGCCTCGGCGAAGACATCGGCGTGCTGGTGCCCTGGGAGCCGCCAGAAAGTGCGCTGGACGATTACGGCTACACCGTGACCAGGCCCATGCTCGATGGCATCCAAAAGGCCTGGGATGCAGGCCAGCCATTTAGCGGCCACAGTCAGGGGCGTGACCGCTACGTGGTCAAATATCTGATGTCCGAGCACAGCGTGCCACGCAGCATCAGCAAGCAGCTGACCCGACGATGGCTCAACGATGGCACCCTCATCGAGGACCAGATCGACAGCCGCAGCAAGGCAAAAGGACTCCGCACACAGCAAAACAGGGGGGCGTAAGTGATTGATGCATATAGCACACAGCTTCCCACACAGCTGATCACAGCGAGAAACAGGCATGCGTAAGATATTGAAAAACCACAAATCGCTTTGTGCGGAATTTGCGGCACACAGCCCCCCCATACCCCCTGGCTCTGTGTGCCACAGTTGCCGCCTCAAGCGGCGGCGGCAATCTGAGCACACGAGCCGACGCAAAGGGACATGATGAAAAAACCGCAAACCAGTCTGGCTCACCTGGCGCAGGCATGTGTGACAATGCTGGCAAAGGCAATGGACGAACAGTGGGGCAGCGGCAGACTGCCGATGATTGTCAGTGCCGATCTCAGAGCACGGTTCCTCAAACAGCAGCGGTTGTATCATGAGGCGCTGATGGCGGAAGACGAACCGGCTATCGTTGCGCAGAGCCACGGCATGCTCAGGGCATGGCATGTGCTGGATGACGCTGCGGTCGAAACCGGGGAGAAGCCACTGCCGTGGTCAGCCTGGCAGCTCACCGCGCCGACCGGTGAGGTCATCACCATTATCCGAGAAGTGGCTGACCTGGCGCTGGTGCCGAAACAGCCAGGCGTCGAGGTCTGGACCGCTGACCAAATCGTCGATCTCATCATCAACCAGCTCGAAGAGGTGCGGGTTGAAAAACGTCAGTGGCCCAAAGGAAACGGCAAAGAGCCGATGGATTGGGAAGAGGGCGATGACATCCCGTTTTGAAAAACCGGAGGATTGCGTTGGCGAAGAAACGAAAGAACAAGCAATTGCAGCCATCGGATTTTGGAACCAGAGAGCGAGGCCAACATGACGAAATCCAGCTTGAAGAAACGATGGTGGCGGGCGTTAACCGGGCACGCATCACAACCCAAACCCAGCTCGACCGATACTACAATCGAGAAGAAATTAGCTATCGCCAGTACGACGCCGGTGAAAGATTTCAGGCTGCTTGGTTTATCGGGTGCCGTGGTGTTGCTGTCGCGGCGAACTACGATGTTCGGATTCCCTCGTCGTCGCGGGAAGTTGAGCAGCATGTTGTCCGCGCCAGGCGCAGTGTCAAAAAAGCACTCGACGCAGTTGGACCGTTGGCGGCGATAGTGGTGCATGTGGCGGGCCTGGACTTAGCGGCAAGTGAGTGGGCCGTGATGCACGATCATGACAAGCGATCTGGCATCACGGTGCTGCGGATGGCGCTCGATGCGCTGGCGGATCACTACGGGGTCTGAGATGAAAAAACGGGATCGGGCCTGGATCGAAGAGTTGCTGGCGGAAGCGGAATATGATTTCGTGCCGCCAACGGACGGTATTCACCGACCGCTTTGGCTGCATGCGCCAGAATGGCGTAAAGCCATTTATCGGAAGCGGGCCAAGCATCTGGTCAGCCGATTGCCACTCGATCGAATGGTGCTGGATGATCAGCAGTCTTGACTTTCGAGTGTCACTCGTTCACACACTTTCAGTCATCGTGGGCGAACGCGCCCACAATCCCTTCCCCAAATTTTCCGAGGTTGATGATGGCTGCGAATGGTGCCACTGACACGGCTGTTGTTGTGCAGCCAGCACGACGGCCTGGGCAACACATTGAGCCGGAAACTGCTGATGCTCAGATGTTCGAGTTTATTAGACGCACGGCAGACGGCGAGAGCATGCGGTCAATCTGCGATGACAATCACATGCCGAGCACAACCACAATCTGCACTTGGTTGTCAAAGGCAGACGATGGCGTACTTGAACAGTACGCGCGCGCTATGGACCTAAGAGGCCAAAGATTTGGCGAAAGAGTCGCCGAATTGTCTGAAAAGGTGTTGGAAACTCCCGATCTCGACCCTAACCGCGCCAGGGTGGCTATGGATGGCCTCAAATGGTCAGCTGCAAGGCTGGCTCCGAAGAGGTATGGCGACCGCATCGAGGCTCACGTCACTGGTGAGCTGACTGCGACCTTGGTGCCGATCATGCCCAAAGCGAAAGGGTGACTTGATTTGACATCAAGTGTTCCTCGACCTCAAAAACGAGGCAGGCTGCGGGTTTGCGGTCGCTCGATCGGTCGAGTGTGACGAAAGTGTGACAGATTTGGTCGAAAAAGCATGCTTTTGACCTGGGCGGTCGTCGGTCAGGTCGAGGCCGGGGGCGGCCGCGTCGTCCCGATCGGGTTCGCCTGTTGTGATGGCATTAAGACACCCCTTGTTTGTCTCCAGCGAAAACTTGGTGAAGCAGCTCCTGTTTATAGTTGGGAATTTTGTTAAGTGGAACTCGACCTCAGGATGCTGTTGACAATCGCGGGGATGTTGGTGAGCGTCGTGAGCGCGTTTATTATCGTCAGACAAAAACTTTTGACTGTGGTGGAGCAACTCCAGGATGTGGAAAAGCGCCTCAGAACGGTAGATATTCGCGTCGATAAAGGGGAGGTCCGCGTTAGCACAGCGCATCAGTCGCTGGAAATAATTTCTGGGATGCTAAGTCCTGACAAGCGAGAAATAGCCGCTCGGGAGCTCGCTACGATTTTGGTGCGTTTGGACAATTCTGAGCGCGAAATCGCATATTTGAAAACCTTGCACAACGGCAAACATCACGGCGCGGAATGAATTTGCGTGCTGGTGCGGGAGCGCTTAGCGGCGCGGTGAATACGGGTGTCCGTTTTCGAAGGCTTCCAGATTGTAGTCACGCCAGGTTGGTTCGAACATCTCGTATTCGTCTTTGGTGCAGACCGAGATATGGGTCGGCCCCTCGGCACTTTGATATATATCATCTTGCATTTGCAGGAACGCGCGACCGCTGCTGGCTCTGCATGTTGCGCACCGCAGCTAACAAGGAAACGCCGTAGCGTTTTCTGACATGGCTCAGAAGATCGAGCGTCATGTCCTCGCCGGCGACCTGCTCGCGATAATCGTCGATCGGCATCAACAGATAGGAGGCGAAGGTATCGGCCTCCTCCTCGCGCTCCTTTTCCACGTCCTTCCATTCGTTGGCCTGAAGGGGAAGGCATGCGAAATCGAAGCCGTCAGCCAAGACCTCGCCCGCGCAGTCGGCGGCCTGGAGCGGGTGCCGGTGAAGGACGTAATGCCCGAACTCGTGCGCGAGGGTGAATCGCTCTCGACCCGGGTAATCCGTCGCCGTGTTGTAGAGAATCTGCCAGCTTGGCTTTTTCCGGTTCGCGCGCAGCATCCCTTCGAAACCATCGATTTCGACGCCCTTGATCTTGGTGATCGGATCGTCGAAGTTTTTCGACATTTCGAAGGCCAGCGCCTCGACGTCAACCGGGAACCGGTCCTCCCCTAACGCGGCACGGAGCACAACGGACAAATCGTTGGCGGCTTTCTTCGGGGATTTCCGGTCGGTCTCCGTCATTCGTCGTCTTCATCCAGCAGTTTAAGCATGCCCTGAAGTTTCTTTTTGGTCTTGTCGGGCATTCCTTTGTATTTGCGAAAAAACTCCCTGTCGGAGGCGTCCGCCTCGGTGACGTCCTCCGCAGTTAATAAATAATCCATCGTGGTATCAAGCGCCTGAGCTATGGCTTGCAACTTTTCAGCGGACGGGCGGGCCACATCCTTGTTCTCCAATTCCCACATGTAACTCTTGCTGGACCCGATCGCGTCGGCAAGCTGTTCGAGTGTAAGCCCCGTCTTCAAACGCCGTTCCCGAATTCGTTCCCCGAGTGGCGTTGGCATCGTTCCTCCCGATTTTCGCTGCAATACGCAGGTTCGGTATAGCGTTATCGTTGGTGCTTGACAAGCGTTCATTCGTGGTGTGAACGTGGTCGCAGTCTGTGCTGGCGACCACGAAAAACACCGGAAACGGATTTAGCCACGTTCGCATTCGCAGCAAATTATATGGCATATTGAAACGCAGGCGAGCGAACCACAGTGGTTCATGGATTGTTAAGATGTGTTTGTTCACGGCGAAGTTTACCCCGCCGCGGCGCAGGTAGTCGTCGCGCCACGCCAGGATCGTGAGTGGGCTTTGTCTGATCAGGGTCATATCTCTTGTTTTGGTTATCATCATTGCGTTAGCCCTCGACTTTCTCCGGCAGACTGTCGTGTGATTTGATCATCTCGATCAAGTCGCGGACGTTGGCGGTGGTATAGGAGCCACCTGCGTCGATGTGAGCCTCTAGCTGCTCTGCGTATTGCACTGAATCGCTACGTTTACTCATACCTCCCCCAATTTTCATGGCATTCATAGGAGTTCCTTTCGATTGCGAATGTAAGCTTACCTTACGAGCCGCGTCCTCTTCAAGCCGAGTTCCACCAGGCGCGGAAGCGCTTCACCGTTGCGGTCTGCCATCGCCGGTTCGGCAAGACTGTGATGGCGGTTGCCGATGCGGTGCAGACCGGATTGTGGACGCCGCTTCATCGCCCACAGGTGGCCTATATTGCGCCGACTTATGGGCAGGCCAAGCGCGCCGCCTGGGAGTATGCGAAGGAGATGTGTGCCGGTTTTGGCGGTGTGCGCTTTCATGAGTCGGAGCTGCGCATTGACATGCCGCGCGTGTTGCAGAACGGGCAGAAGGATTTTGTGCGTCTGATGCTGTTGGGTGCCGATAATCCTGACACCTTGCGTGGCATTTATCTCGACCATGTCGTGCTTGACGAGTATGCCGACATGAACCCGAGGCTGTTCCCCGAGGTCGTGCGACCGGCCCTGTCTGACCGCAAGGGGTCGGCGGTCTGGATTGGCACGCCGCGCGGCCAGAACCTGTTTTACGACAAGTTTGAAGAGGCCAAGACCGAAGTGCGGGCTGGGAACGAGGACTGGCACTGGTGTATTCACAAGGCGTCCGAGACTGGCGTGGTTGACGAGTATGAGTTGGCGGATGCGGCCAAGCAGATGTCGAAGCCGCAATTTTCGCAGGAGTATGAATGCTCCTTCGATGCGGCGCTTGAAGACGCCTATTATGGCTCACAGATGGAAGAGGCTGAGCTGGAAGGTCGCATCGGCAGGGTGCCGTTTGATCCGAACTCGAAGGTGGAGACTTTCTTCGATCTCGGCTTTGCGGACGCCACCAGCGTCTGGTTTGCGCAGCGTGTTGGCGGCGCGGTGCATCTGATTTCGTACTATGAGAACTCGGGCGAGGGGTTGCCGCATTACGTTTCGTTGTTGGAAGAGTATGCGCGGAGCAAGGAGAACGGCGGACGCGGCTATACCTATTCCCGGCATATTTTTCCGCACGACGTGAAGGTGCATGAGATCGGCACCGGCAAGTCACGGCTTGAGGTTTTGGAAGAGCTGGGTGTGGTGCCTGACATCGCCCCTAATCTCAAGCGGGCGGACGGCATCGAGCAGGTGCGCAATCTGCTGCCGCGCTGCTGGTTTGATGAAGAAAAGTGCGATCAGGGCATCAGGGCGCTGAAGCAGTATCGTAAACAGTGGGACGAGACGCGCAAGATATATAAGAACCGTCCGAGGCATGACTGGACGTCACATGCGGCGGATGCACTCAGGTATGGCGCTATTGTTACCCCGAGATCGGCCCGCTGGGCAGACCCGATCGAGTATCCCAAGCGGGCGTTTGTTTAGAGTTCAGCAAGCCTCGTTTTGATAGCGCGTTTGATTACACCCTTTACGACCGCAAAGGTGGTGCGTTCGTGGTCGTTGAACTGGGCGATTGTCGCGTACAGATCGATTTCACCGTCGCGGTTATGAAGGTCGTCGAAGTCTGACGGCAGCGCATTTGCGAGATGGATTGCGGCGATATAGATCGGATGACTGTCGCCCAAAGGGAATGGTTGATACCAGTTGAGGGCACCCATAAGGCACTGACCTCGATTGGTGACGTAATCGTTCTGCACCCAGTCGCATGGTTCTGCGAGCATGGCGTCAGCATCGCGCAAGACTGTCAGCGCGGCGTCGTCTTTGAGTTGAGTTGTTTGATCAAGTGGCATGGTGTGTCTCTTTTTATATCGTGATGTTCTTATCGGAAAGCAGCGGGAGACCACCCCAACTTTCCCCGAAACCATTCCGGCGCTGTGCGCACAGCCTCCGTTCAAGTATGTCACTTTCGAATCGGTGCCTTCATTATTTGGTCGCGAAGGCTAGCTCTCCGATAAGAACACCAATGGTTTTTCTTCGATTAAAGGACAGCTTAATCCCATAACAGTACAATTTGCAACTTCTCTGGAGATTACAGAATGAAACAGAACATTGATGTCGGTGACCTTGGTGGCCTGACGCATGAACTGGTGGCCTTGCCGAAGTCTGCCCGTCTGGAGATTTGCATTGGCGGCGAGATTTACACCGGCAAGGTTGAGCTGGAGACTGAACCCGGCTGTGCGCGGCTGCACTTCGACGAGAAGAAGAAAAAGCCAGCGAAGAGCAAGGGCAAAAAGTAATGGTGTCTCTGCTTGATCCCGTCTTACCCGACCCCAGGCTAGAGGCTGTATCTCCAGCCTATCTTGCCTTTCAGCAGCAGGTGGCGAACCCGCAATTTGGCGCGCCTGCGCCACCTGTCGCACCGGCACAGGTTGCGTATCAGCAGCAGCCAGGGCAGGTGCCACAGGCGTATCCACAAACGATTCCGCCTTGGTTGTTACCGGGGTATGAGCCGCCGGGCATGGGTGCGCCTGATCGGGAACGTGAGTTCAGAGCAGATCATGCCGCAAGGGAAAAATATCGGGCAGACCTGCTTGCCGACAGGCTGGATAAAGAAACATTATGGAGAGGTTTGAAGGGGGCGCAATTTGCTCAAAAAGCACTGCCTTTTGCATTCCCGGTGGGATTTCTGGTGGATAAGTTTTTGCCAGAGGGTAAGACAAGAAGCCTTCTTTCGGGTTTCAGTCCATTTGAACATGCCAGGCTCGACGAGGTGGCGCACCGCGATGCACTGATAAGAAATCAGGGACTAACCCAATCATACGGGCCGGGTGCTGTGAGTGATTTTGTGCCCGAGTTCAGCCCCGGTGTGCCTCGTGTTCCCGATCCGCCGCCTAGTTTGTCGAGTGTCTACGAACCGCATCCGGCGGAATTTGGTGGGCAGGCTTTTGACGCTGCACAGGCTGGCGGACAAAACGGCGGCGGTTATGACCCCCGCAATGAGTTTGACCAAGGCTTTGGTGGCTATGGCGACCCAGGTGGCTACTGATGAGCATGAAAATGGCGATCCAGATTCAGCGTCTGGAAGAGCGGATGGATGCACTTGAAAGCCGCGTGAAGGGTGATGTGCCCGAGGCTCACGTTGAGACCCATGCGACCGGCAACGAGCATGTTGGCCCGCTGAGAATTAAGCATGTGGGGTTTGGTCGCTGGGACGTAGTCAACGAGACTGGTGCGCGGCTGAACGGTCACTGGATGAAGAAGGTCGATGCGCAAGCCTTCATCACTGAACATGCTGTATGAACCGACGTACTCGGTCTACGATGAACCGTTTTACATCGAGATTGAAGGTGGCATCGAGGGCAATTTCGGAATTTGCCCGGTCGCGTTTTGCGTCACGGCGATGACAGGCATGGTCGGACAGCGGTGTGCTCGATGCCATGATGAAGGTGACCAATGAATCAAGTTTACCTCCCTGAACTTGGCGGGCTTCGGCCCGTCATTTTTTTGAGGATCAGCTGATGGCTAAGATGACCGAAGCCGACCTCATCGGCATTATCAAGGGAGAAGTCCAGGCAAGCGCCACATTTGTCGGTGGCGAGATCAGCCAGCAGCGCCGCAAGTCGATGGAGTATTACCTCGGCGAGCCGTTCGGCAATGAAAATGAAGATGAGTCCTCGGCTGTTATGACCGACGTGCAGGACGTCATCGAGAGCGCCATGCCATCGCTGATGGAAATATTCGGTTCGGGTGAAGAGGCGGTCAGGTTCGAGCCGGTCGGCCTGGAAGATGAGGACGCCGCCAAGCAGGCAACCCAGTACATAAACCATATCTGGTTCAAGGCATCCTACAACGATGGCTTTGGCACCACATACGATTTTATCAAAGATGCTCTGCTTCAGAAGCAGTCTTACCTAAAAATCTGGTGGGAAGATCACGAACACACGCGCCGCGAGACACTGACCAACGTCAACCTGGCGAAGCTGATCGAGTTCGAGGAAGACAAGCAGATCGAGATCATCGAGCAGGAAGCGGTTGAGGTGCCGCCTGAACTGCTTGAGTTTGCACCGGACGGCTTGTTGTTTGACATCACCATCAAGCATACCGAGACGAAGGGGCGTTGCCGCATCGTCTGCATTCCGCCTGAAGAGTTCCTGATTTCGCGGCGGGCGACCTCGCTCGATGAAGCGACTTTCACCTGTCACAAGGTCAAGAAGACGGTCACTGAGCTGCTTGAGATGGGTTATTCGAAGAAGGTGGTCGAAGGGCTACCGAGCCATGATGAGCAGAACTACAACGAGGAGCGCGTCGCACGTTATGCCCAGGACGAGGAATGGCCGGATCAGCATGATGAAGTGCGTGACCCGTCGATGCGCGAAATCTGGTTATACGAATGCTATCTGAAGGTCGACTACGATGGCGATGGTCTTGGAGAGATGCGGGCTGTGACCACGGCGGGGCCGGGTTACAAGATTCTTGAGAACGAGCTGGTTGACGATCATCCGTTCATCGATATGACGCCGATCAGAATGCCGCATAAGCATTTCGGTCGCTCTCTCGCCGACCTGGTAATGGACATCCAGTTGATCCGTTCGACGGTTTTGCGCCAACTTTTGACTAACATGTATGGGGTCAATTCCAACCGGTATGTCGTCAATGAAAGGGTTAACCTCGATGATATGCTGACGAACAGGCCTGGTGGTCTGGTTCGCGTCGAGGGGGGATTGGACCCGAGCAGCGCTGTGATGCCGTTGACGACGCAGTCGCTCGGGTCTTACGCATTTCCGGTTCTTGAATATCTGGATACGGTCAGGGAAACCCGCACCGGCATCACGCGATACAATCAGGGTCTAGACGCCAGTTCTCTGAACAAGACGGCGACCGGCATCAACCAGATCATGGGGCAGGCGCAGGCACGCCAGCTGCTGATCGCCCGGCTGATGGCCGAGACTGGCTTCAAGAAGGCTTTCAAGAAAATCCTGCGTTTACTCATCAATCATCAGACTGAGCCAGATGTCATCCGCCTGCGCAACCAGTGGGTGCCGATGGACCCACGGTCGTGGAACGCCGAGATGGATATGACGGTGACGGTCGGCCTCGGCCACGGCACCAAGGAACAGCAGGTCATGCTGGCGCAGCGCATGATCGAGATGCAGGTTCAGGCCATCACGTTGCAAGGCGGTGTTCAGGGTCCGATTGTAGATGCCGCCAAGGTGCACAACGCGCTAAAAAAATGGACAATCTCGGCTGGTCTGAAAGACCCCGATGCCTACTGGCTCGACCCGGCAGACCCGCAACAGCAACAGCAACAGCAGCAGCAACAGCAGCAGCCTGATCCGGCAATGATCGAGGCCCAGGGCAAGATGCAGATCGCGCAAGCTGAGTTGCAGGGCAAGCAGCAGAACAAGCAGGCTGAGCTGTCACAGGAGATGCAGATCGAGCAGGCCAAGTTGCAGCAGGAGCATACGCTGAAGATTGAAGAGATGCGTATGAATCATGAGTACAAGATGCAGCAGCTCGAACTCAAGCGCCAGGAAGTCGAGGCGACGGTGCAGATCAAGGATGCCGAGGCGCAGGCGCGTCTTGCCGCATCTGGAGTCAGTGGGCCAGCGGCCGGTAATGGCGGTGAGCCAGTAACGGTTGAAATCGATATCGACAATTAGTGAGGTTGTGCCACTGGACTTTTCTGGTGGAGAAGCCGTCGAAGAGGCGGCATTGCAGCGGTAGATGAGGCGTTCATCTTTGCCGCATTAAGGAGACGATGGATGGCAATAAATACGAAGCCTTCAACAAGTGTTACGGAGATCAAAGAAGTAAGCTGGGGGAAGGACGGCACCGCCAATGTGGAAGAGTCACGGCTCAACAATGGTAAGGCAAACCCCGGTAAGAAATCCGGTGGTAAGAAGGAGCCGGGGATGGCGGGGGCATACTAGTTGAGTGCAGCCGAAGACCATGAACCGCAGCTTAGGGTCGAGAGTGATCGGGCGCATCGTGCTGCCCGGATGCTTGAGGATGATCTGTTCACTGACGCCATTTCCGAGATTAGGGATTGGTGTCATGAGCAGTGGGAATCGTCACCGATTGATGATGTGAAGGGACGTGAAAACCTTCGCATCATGATCGGCGTCGTCAATCGCTTCGAGAAGATATTCGCCACGCATGTTGAAACTGGCAAGCTGGCCCTGAAGCAGATCAGCGACATTGAGGAAAGGCGCAAACGCCTGCGGCTGCTCAGACGCAGTGCATAGGTCTGCCTGGGGAATAGAGAATGCCTGATCCTTTAGGTGCATACTATCAAAGAACTGGGCGTAACGCGTCATTTTTGCCGCGGCGGTCATCGTTGCTGGAGCCAACACGAGGTCAGCTGTTTCAACGGCGTGCGGCGGCGCAATTGAAGGAAGAGAAAGAGCGAGCAGCAACGCAGTGGCTGAGGAATCTTCCGCAGCCGCAATCGTTGAGAGCCGGTCCTGATGCGGCTGCGGCAGGGTTTGGATCATTGAGAGCCGGTCCTGACCAAACCCTGCCTTCTAGACTTTTGGATCGGCTGGGCCTTGATAAATACGCCGAGCAGAACTTGCGACGTATCGGTAGGGATACTGGTGCGGAAGCTGTCTATCGAGCTATCGCGCAACACGTTAACGCGATTAGGGGCACTGAAGAATCTGTACCGCTCGGCGAGTGGATGGGCACAAATCTAATGGGTACGTTGGCAGTCGCTGGCGTACCTGGCTCCCTCACAGGAGCCGGTAAACTTCTTGGTAAAGCTGCGTTGAAAAACCGTGGGTTTACGCTCAGTTTCAAGAATATGTCTGAAGTGCCAGACATCAGAAAAATGCCGCTCAACAAGGCACTGACCCAAGCCAGCTCACAGCCGCATCTCATCCGGGCAGGGAAGCAGTCGCCGGGCAAGTTTATTGGTGGACCGGCTAACATCAAAAGTTGGCAGGCGTTAACAAAAATGCGTAAAGAGCTGGACGCCAATATCGATGCCGGTTTGGAAGGCGGCGATTGGTACAAACGATATCGGTCTGATGTTCGCCGTGTAACTGGCGGTGCGGTGACGCCTGCCAGGTGGATGGCTGACACTCAGGCACAATTCTCTGCGGGAGTAGACCCCGGCTCTGAACTTGGTTTTGCATTGAAGGAAACGAGTGGCATCCTTGCCGGTATGCCGACGAAGGCTGCACGACAGGCACAGCATCAAGCGCTGCTCGACGCAGCCGCTTTGAGTGATACATCCGCTCTTCAGTTGGGGGAAAAGACCGGTGAATATGCGGAAAAGATTTACCCATACCAAAGCCGCTTACTTGCAACCGGCGTCAATGATTTCCGCTGGGCTAATGAGATGGGTTATAGGGAAGCAGATGGCTCACCGTTTCGTGGCACCTTAACCAAGGCTCAACATACATTTATTGATTATGAGACGGCGCTGGCTGTGGAGCGTGCCAACGCGAGAAATCTTGGTGGTCGGTCGAATTGGACAGGTCAGGAAATCCAGGCAGCGGGCTGGGTTGCCCAGAAAGCTGATGCCCTCTTTGAAATAAGCAAGAAGCGATATGTCAAAAATGCCATCACGCAAATGACAGCCGAGGGGCGAAATGATTTCAGTGCCGAGGCCATCGAAACGGCTGCTCGTAAGCTGGCGTTCGATGAAGCTAACAGAACCATTGGTGATTATTTCCCGAAACATACGTTGTACGCCACCCATGAAACAATACCGGGAACCAGCACTGGGCATTTGCCGCAGATGGCTACGGCAACACAGGCGCAGCGGGATGTTATTGGCACCGATCCTCGTGGGTCGTTTGCGACGGCACCGGGAGGACGGGATGCTCCTTATGCCGGTTTGACCTATGAAGGACCGAGTGGGCCAACGGGCATTGCCATGCGTGTGCAGCCAACGATCCCGATGCAAGGTGTCTATGAGAATACCCTGAAGCAGCTTGAGCTGAACCCTGGTGAGGTGGCTCGACCTTTGGTGGGTTTGCAAACCAGTGGTGCTTTACCAAAAACTATCGCCCCGGCAGATCGCAAGATCGTCGAAGCGGTCGAGGCGTTGAGAGGTGGACTGAGCGGTCAGGATATTTCGTCGGCACATATTGTGACCGAAAGCGGTCGTATCAGTGATAGGAACGCTGTTCGGGTCAGTTTGCTTTCGAAGTTAACGCCACAACAGGCAGTTGATTTCAGAAATGTCGCCCAGAAATACGGCTACGACGATGTTGCCGATACGGGTGACGGTGCAACGCTGACCAACTTTGGCGGCGAGGCACACACGCCATCGACAAAAGAGATGGCAAGTTTGTTGAGCGACTTGAAAGCTGTCCGCCCAGATGTGGAAACCGTCAAACGCGCGAGTGTTGATTCAGTCGCCGTGTTTCTGTCTGATGCGTGGGAGAAGGGCGAAGGTTCGGGTGCTGTAACAAAAATAGTCACAGATGCAATTAACGCCACGCCGGAAATCAGGTCGGCGATGAACAGGAACCCATATCTTGGAGATATTGCTCTGAACTATATCGAGCGCGATAAAGACTTGGCAAAGATATTTGGGCCGGGGCGCAAAGACTTGGAGCTATTCAGACGCATCGTCGCCTCTGGCCCCGGCTGGGTTGATAGATTGATGAAAGATATGTCGAAGGGTGTTCTCCCTGCGACCGGGTTTATCCTTCTTGGGATTTCGGCGGCACAACAGGGCGAGGAGCGCCAGCCATCGTCAGGCTCGTGACGTTCTTGCCCCAGTTTTCCGTCCACTGCTGCACATGCCACGGTTCGTTGTCTTCCCAAAAGGGCACGATTTTACCACTGGCTTTATCCCAATAAACTCCGAGGACGTTCTCCTCGGTATGCTTAACTTTTTTAGTCATGTGATTTCTCCTCTTTAGTGCTTTAGGCGGGATGCCACGGCGCACAAGCTGAAGTTCAAATGCCGAAACCTACATATAACATAATTTACGTCCGAATCCAGTAGTTCAGTGAGAATCGACCCCCGTAGAGCGGCACTGAGTGCCCTCCTGCGTATGTCCATGAGTGTTTGTACCTAGAATTTTAGCGCGTCTGAGTGACGCACCCACAAAAGCCGCTCTTTAGCCAGAGGGGCTTTTTTCTATGGAGAAACCATGTCAGACGAAACAGCGGCCAACCCTGAAGAGGGAGCCGAGACGACCGAGGCCAACCCGCGTATGGGAGCTGAGGGAAGAGTAGAGACTACCGAGGAAGAAGCAGTACAGGCGGTTGCCGCTCGCTTGGAGCCCCAGCTTGAGCTAGGGCCAACTAGTAAAACCGAGCAGACACCGCCAGCCGAACCGGCCAACCAGGAAGCGGAGCCGGTACGGTCAACCGAGGGCGATGAGCCAGCGGTTGAACCGTCTACTGATGATGACGCGACAACTGAGCTAACGACCGAAGACGGTGAGGAACTGCCTGACACTCTCTCAGGTCTTGCTGAGGCGATTGGGATTGATGAGGCCGAGTTGGCTTCTCACCTCAAGATGCCGATCAGGATCAATGGCGAGACTCAGATGGTCAGCCTTGCCGATGCGGCGAACGGCCAACAGATGGACGCGGACTATCGCCAGAAGACGACAGCGCTTGCCGACGAACGGCGTCAATTTGACGGCGAAAAGCGGCAGGCTTCACAGCTTTTGCAGCAGCGACTTCAGGCTGCTGATGAGCGGATTGCAACACTGAGCCAACAGCTCGATGTCGAGTATCCGGCAGAAGACATGCAACGTCTCGCGTCGGAAGACCCGGCTGAGTATGTCCGAATCAAGGCACAACAGGATGCGCAGCGGGAAGCCTTAGTAGGTCAGCGCCAAGCGCAGGAAGTTGAACGCCAACGACAAGGACACGAGCAGCAAGCCGAAGTGGCGCAATTTCGTGAGTCACAGCAGCAGATGCTCGTCGAGAAAGTACCGGAGCTGACCGACCCTGAAAAACTCGAAGGTTTCGAGACTGGTATGGCGACATACCTGGGCGAGGTTGGTTTCACTCAAGACGAGATAACGGGGTTCGTCATTGGTGCGTTTGACCACAGGCAGGTTCTACTGATTCGGGATGCCATGCGGTATCGGGGCATGCAGGACAAGCGCAAGACGATCACCAAAAAGCTCAAAGGTCTGCCGAAGGTGCAGCGACCGGGAACTTCCCCGACGCGGCGACGGGCGCAGGCTGGCGATGATGTAGCTGAGGCGAGGCAACGTGTCAGTCGGAGCGGTGCGACCACAGACGATGCGGTCGGCCTGGTTCGACGCCTTCTGGATGGATAGGAGAAATATCCAATGACCTTAGCAACAGATGCCTTTACCACTTTTGATGCTATCGGCAATCGTGAAGATTTGTCGGACATCATCTACAACGTGGCACCAACGGATACACCGTTCATTACGGGCATTCCGCGTACCGACGCCAAGGCGGTTCTGCACGAGTGGCAAACAGATACCTTGGCGGCAGCTTCGAGTTCAAATTTTGTACTTGAAGGTGATGAAAGTTCAACGGTGGCAACAGTAGCCACTACTAGACTTTCCAACACATGCAATATTTCCGACAAATTGCCGCGTGTGTCAGGCACTCAAATGGCGGTTAACACCGCTGGCCGCAAAGACGAATTGGCCTACCAGATCGTCAAGGTGGCGAAGGAACTTCGGCGCGACATGGAGAGCATCCTGCTCGCCAACAACGCCGAGGTCACAGGTAACACCACGACCGCCCGCGAGACGGGTGGGATTGGTGCCTGGATAGCTACCAACGATGTTTTCGGCACAGGTGGCGCTTCGGGTGCGGCTGGAAATACCGCTCGTACCGACGGAACTCAACGTGTCATCACCGAGGCGTTGCTAAAATCGGTGCTTGCATCGTGTTGGGATGCAGGTGGCGATCCAGACTGTGTCATGGTTGGCAGCTTCAACAAGCAGGCTATGTCAGGCTTCACGGGCAATGCCACTCGCTTCAAAGGAGCGGCTGACAAACAACTTGTGGCGGCAATTGACATATATTCGTCAGACTTTGGCGACGTCGAAATAATTCCCAATCGTTTCTCTCGGGCGCGGGATGCACTCGTGCTCCAGAAAGACCTTTGGGCAACGGCGTATCTACGTCCAGTGACGATGATGGAGTTGTCGAAAACGGGTGACAGTGAGCGGCGTCTGTTGCTCGCGGAGTATGCCCTTGAGTCCCGAAACGAGGCCGGTTCCGGCATGGTTGCCGATCTGACCACATCATAACAGGCTGACGAATGAGGGGGGGCTAACCGGCTCCCCTTTTTTCATAAGGAGATTGCAATGAAAAAGTTGTTAAACGCAGTCGCTGTCATGCTTGTGATGACGTTGGCCATTGGTGCTTATGCCGGGTGGAACATCCGGCAGAACGCAGATGGCACGACATCGTGGATAAACTTCGATGGCGAAACCTATCCGGTTGCTCGGACATACTTGACGGTCAATTTGGAAAACGTGAGCAGTGCCAGCACGACATATATTTCCGTACCGTTTGCTGGTTCCATTGCTCAGGTTGACTCGGTTGTTCATGGCGATCTCACCGCTGCAAGCGCGGTGTTGACCGTCTCGATCATGTCGGAGGCTTCTCCTGGTGTCGATTTCACCAAAATCACCACCAATAACACACTCACCCTTGCGTCGGCGGTTATCGACTCTTCCGGTGCGTATTTGCTTGGGGGCGCTGGTGATCGAGACACCACAGGAAGCATGGCCGGAAAATCAACCGACCATGCTAGTAAGAATCAGCAACTCACTGGGGCACCTACAGTCGCGGCTGGCGGAACGATTGCCATCGGTACTGACGGAGCAAGCACCGGTGATGTTGATGCGACAATTATCATCTACTACGACCGCGACCAGAGTTCGGCCTCGTTCCTGTAGGTGACTAGGACACTGGGGTTTGGGGCGGCGGGGCTGTTTGTTCTCGCCGCCCTGACCTACGGTCTTGGGACCGGCTCACCGATTATCCCTCGGTGGCTGGTCATCTATTCAGGTGCAGCACTCGCGCTTGGTTTTTTCGCCGTCTCGATAAATCGCAACCGGTTTGTCACATTCTCGACCAGTGAACTGCTGGCGGCAGGGTTCATCAGTTATCTGGCATTGACCCTGACGTGGTCGTCAGACCCGCGTGACGGGTTACTGACGCTAGAGGCTATCAGCGTGCTCTGGCTGCTCTATGTGGCGTTACAGCGGTGTCCCAGAGCGACACTGGGTGCGGCTATCTATGTCGGTGCGACCGTTGCTCTGGCCGGTGCGATTATCTTTGGATTTGCCCACAAGCCCATATTTGGCGGCATGGGAAACGAGAACTACCAGGCTGAACTGCTGTTGGTGCTATTGTCGCTCGTGGTAGCGGCGTGGTGTGCCATCAAAACTCCAGTCTGGTGGATCAGACCGTTTGCGCTGCCTGTGACGCTGGTGGCGCTCTACTTCATTTTGTTTGAAAATTTAAGTGACTCTAAATGGGTGGCCGCATGTGCGGTCGGTGCCGCGTTGATGCTCTGGCTTATCAGGCAGAAACGCTACTATGTAGCAGGCTTCGGATTTCTGATCCCGCTCAATATTGCGTTTTGGTCAGGTTGGGCCACCAGTTCGGTCGTCGTGAAGGCAATCACACACCGCTTGGAAATAGGGTTTAACAGCGCGTTGTTGTGGGCTGAAAAGCCGTTCTTCGGGCATGGTCTTGGCAGTTTCAATTTTGAGTATGGCAGGGTGCAGGAAGCACACCTGCAATGGTTCCCCGAGATGGACACCGTGTTGCATCCGGCCAGCGTATTTGCCGGGGCAGCGCACAACGAATTGCTCCAGCTCGGTGCTGATGCCGGTCTGATTGGGGTGCTGATCGCGCTCGCTCTTATTGGTCTTGCTGTGCATCGGTTTTACAATAAGAAAAAGGACGCCCTTGACATCGGCGCGGCTATGGCGCTGCTGATTGTGGCAGCTCTCAGCCAGATCAGTTTTCCGCTACAGAACCCGGCGACAGTGACGGTCGTCATATTCGCAGCGGCGGCGTTGATGCAGGGCGAGCAACCTCGGGTAACTATCAATTTTCCAGTTCTGACCTCTCGGGTGTTGGGTGTGGCGTTTCTACTAATCGGGGCCGGTCTGGTTGCATCCAGTTCCGCCTATTTTCTGGCCGAGCGGACGTTTTCAGCTACCAAGGCCAACATCAAGGTCGCGCATCCGGCAGCGTTGCAGGCCAACCTCGATGCCTATCAGCGTTACCCGTTCGAGAGGCGTTATCGCCACCAGTTGATGTTAACGGTGGGGGCGCTCCTTAAAGCGGCGCATGGCGACGTTACGATCACAAAGGAAGCTGCTGACCAGGCGTATAGGATCGCCAGAACAGCAGCGCCTTATATGCCTGCGATCAAGATGAGCCGACTTGAATATTTGCTGAATAACGACCTTTGGAAAATACAAGGCGATGAGGTCGACGAGCTGCTTGGCTGGTTGACTGTGCATGCTTCGTTACAGCCAGGCGTATGGCTGGCGGATGGCGCATATGCGCTGAGGATTGGTGACGTGCCTCGGTTGATTACGGCGATCAATACCGGCATGGCGTTACCAACAAACTCTACACACCGACCAGGATTTGAGTTGCTGGCCGGTTATCTGAGAATCGAAACGGAGACTCCATTATGAGAATTTGGCTGGCCCTGTTGGGTCTTGTTTTTCTTGCAACACCTGCCTGGGCGATTAACGAAACCGACCTATTTGCCAGCGGGGCGACAAACTACGTAATGAACGGCGACAATCAGGTTACATCTGGCGTCGTTGGAAACTTCGGCAGCTATCTGCGAATCGGCTGTGAGGTTGATTGTTGGGTGGCGCTGTCAGCGACCAATTTTGAGGGCACCTTTGGTGTTGATACCTCGGCCACCGCTACGGTCTATATCCCGACCGAGACAATCTATTACACCAAGACCAAGGGCCAGAAATATGTCGTTTTCCTTGGCGCTTCGGGCAGCATACATATTACCGAGATGACACCGTGACAAAGCGGCTTCTGGACGCTGATGGCGCTGTCATCAGTGAGTTCCACTACGACCACTCAAGCGACTTGACCACAGTCAAACTGGTTCAGGACGTTGAGCCGATTATTGAGAACAACAAAGACTTGAGGTCACAGGGCAAGGGATACACGCCAAGCGGGGATATGCGGCATGTGGCCTCTATCCCGCTGGTGGTGGTCGAACAGTGGATTAAGGAAGACGGCGTCAACTTCATGACGCTGCCCCGGCATGAGAAGTCGATCTATTTGCGCCGCAAGCTCAACGACATCGATAACCGTGCGTGGCGCACCAGCGAAGGGCGCATGTAGATGGCAATCACGACCTATGCCACTCTCAGAACTGCGGTGCAGAACTGGCTTGATCGTGCCAGCGACACCATTGTCACCGACGACCGCACCAATGAGTTTATCAAGCTGGCTGAAGACCGGATTGCCAACGACCCTGATTTGCGTCTGCGTGAGATGGAAGCGCAGGCCGATCTGGTTCTCGAAGCGACGGTTGACGGGGGTACAGCCGGTGGCACGGCGAACGCTCTCACTCTGACTCCCTCTACTGCATTTACCTCATTGACTCTGGGCGACACCATCAAGGGTGAAATCGCGGCTAACAATACTGGGGCTGCAACGCTCAACGTCAGCGGTCTTGGCAACACCAATATCCGCAAAGGCGATGGTGGCGATGCTTTGGAGGCCGCAGATTTGGTTACCGGGCATGATGCTTACTTCTATTTCGATGGCACCCAGTGGCGGCTGACGCCACCTGGCGGTGTGCCTTTGCCATCGCGCTATGTCCGCATGCGACGTGTCTACATTGACGGTGATCCAAGACGCACGCTGGAGCACTTCGAGCCTTACAGTTTTCATTCGACTTATGCCGGATCAGAAACCTCGAAGCCGAAGACCTACACCATTGAAGGTGAATACATCGTTTTTGGCGGGGCCAGTGATTCGGCCTATTCGGCGCAGATGCTCTACTATCGCCGGCTGGCTGCGTTTTCCTCGGATGGTGACGACAACAACGTATTGTTGAACAAGACCGGGCTTTATCTCTATGGGTCGCTGATCGAAGCCGCTAACTTCATTAAGGACAACACGGCAGTGCTTCGCTACACGGCGTTATATGAGGAAACCAGAGATCGAATTTCAATAGCCAACAGGGGCGACCGTCACAGCGGCTCCCCGCTCATCATGCGAACGAATGTGACCAAGGCATGATGACGCTGACGCAGCGGCTGCAACAGTTTCAGATCGGTGTAGCCAATAACATCGATGTCGCACCGCAGCCGATTGTAGGCTTTTCCGGTTGGGCACCTGACCGCGCACCCCTCGGGTCGTCTGGCAGCATCAATGCGATCAACGTAATCCCGACGACAGACGGCTTCCGCCCACTGCCCAATCTCAAAACCCAGGCCTCGGCGTTGACTGCCAGATGTCAGGGTGCGGTTGCAGTGCAGGCAACAGGCGGCGAGGTCTACATCTATGCGGCTGATGCAACCAAGTTGTATCGTATCGACGTGTCGGAATCTTTGACTGATGTTACGGGCGATTATGAGGAAGCTGCATCTGACGCCCAGATCGAATATGCGCATTTCGGCAACACCATTCTCGCCACGCATATAGCTACTCCGCTTCAGGGGGCAGCGATTGGCAGCGGCAACTTCTCTGACCACATCACCTCAAGCGACAAGCCGCAGGCACGCCATATTGCCGTCATTCGGGATCAGGTCGTGTTGGGCGACACTACCGACGAAACTGATGGAGATCAGCCGTCAAGAGTCTGGTGGTCTGGCCTGAATGATTCAAAGAATTTCACGCCAGCTGCTTCAACACTCTCCGACTTCCAGAATGTTGCTGGTGGTGAGGCAGGGCGAGTCATGCGGGTCGTTGGCGGTGCCGAATACGGGCTGATATTTCTTGAGCACCAAATCGTGCGCATGTCGTTTGTGGGCGCTCCGCTCACCTATCAGTTAGATACAATTAATCGACGCCACGGGACGCCGATCAGCGGCAGTGTCATCGGACATGGACGGCTTGTTTTCTACGTCAGTGAAGAAGGGTTTTATTTCACGGACGGCACATCTTCCACGCCTATCGGCCACGGCATGGTGGACCGGTTCTTCTGGGATAACTTCGATCTGTCAAACCAGAGCCGCATGTTTTCAGCAATCGACCCAGTGAACAAGACAGTTTGCTGGAGCCATCCCGGCGAAGGAACCAGCATAGCGGGCGAGCCAAACCGCATCTGGTTCTACAATTGGGCCGAGAACAAATGGTCCGAGGGCGAGGTCACGACTCAATTAGTCTTCACCGGCGTTGACGCCGGTCTGACGCTGTCTGAACTGGACACCATTTCATCAACTTTGAGCGGCCTACCCTTCCCGTTGGGCAGTCGTGCCTACCAGGGCGGAGATAAGGTGCTGGCGGCATTTAATGGGTCCAATGTCTATTGCACGTTTGAAGGCGCGAACCTTGCTGCGACCCTCGACACCGGAGAGTTCCAGCCGTTCAGAGGGCAGCGTTCCGAGGTCACTGGGATACGCCCCTATATCGATGGCGGCACTATCACAGCAGCAGTTGCTAGTCGCATTCGGGTGCAGGACAGTGCCAGTTTCGGCAGTGCGGCTTCACTGAACGCCTCTGGCCTTTGCACGCTGCTGTCTGAAGGCAGGCACCACAGGGTGCGTTGCTCGGTCGCCGCTGGCGGCACATGGACGCATGCACAGGGAGTTGAGATCACGGCGGTCGGCACTGGCGTTACCTGATGCCAATGCGGAGCGTGTGAGCGTGTATCACTATCAGGTAGAACTCATCAAGATCGTGGACGGAGACACGGCCGACGTTGATATCGATCTCGGTTTTGACGTGTGGCTTCGCAGCCAGCGCGTTCGCCTGCATGGAATTGATGCTCCAGAAAGCAGAACCAGAGACAAAGAGGAGAAGAGATTCGGGAACAGGGCTAAACAGCATTTAATCCGGCTGATGGATACAGAGCATGGCCCACTTGTCGATTCTCAAAAAAACAAGGAAATCTATCTGCAATCTTTTGGGCGTGGAAAGTTTGGGAGAATCCTGGGCCTGTTGTACGTTGGCGATGACGCTGAAAGCGTGAATGCTAAAATGATTAAAGCCCATCATGCGGTGGCCTACGAGGGGCAATCTAAAGATGAAATCAGGGAAGCTCACCTTGCCAACAGAGAAAAGCTGAAGGCATGAAAAAATCATACACGTCTGTTGGCACTAGCGTTACCTGATGGTTAACGCATCATTCCTGCCGCGTCCGCCGTCGTTGCTAGACCGCGCCAAGGTTCTTGTAGACTGACATGGCACTCACATCACCACGCGCTGAAGCGCTTGTCGAGGCCTACAGGCGTGCGCCACTGGTTCATACAAACGAGGAAGAACACCGCCTGGAGCTGGCGACGATTGTCAACAATCTGTTAAACGGGAAAATCAATGCCAAGGGGTCGGTGACCCTTTCGGCCAGTTCGGCCACGACGACCTTGAACGATTTCCGCATTGGTGCGGCCAGCATAATCGTGTTCATGCCGACCACGGCAAATGCGGCAGCAGCAATGGCTAACCTCTATGTCTCGGCACGCGGCGATCAGACCGCCACATTGACTCACACCAGCACTTCAACGACTGACCGGACCTATGGCTACGTCGTCCTCGGATAGCGAGCTGGTTGTTGTCGGTGACGCGAACTTGGGATTGCACTGGCCGCATATGGTATCCTGGGTCATCCCGGCTCTGGAACGCGGCTCTAGGCGCTACGGAGTTGCTGATATCTACGATGCTATTTCTCAAAAAAACATGGTGGCCTTCGTCGCATATCAGGATGGCGAGGCGACGGCAGTATGCATCTGCGAGATCATCACCTATCCGGCCAAGAAAACGATT